CGCTCCGGCTTGAGGTGCGGCAGGAAACCCCGTGACCGTGGCCGTACCGGTAAAATCAATTTGATTGCCTAGTGCACTCCAGATGTCCGCCGTAGTCGCATGTGACGCTACGGTTGCTCTTGCAAAATCCTGATGGCCGGTAAAAGTGTTATTGACTAGAGTAACGCCGTTGCTATTGGATAACCCTATGACCCAAGACGAAATAGTACCGCTACCCGCATGAGACGTAATGGATGCCGTAGACAGCCCTGTAGTACTGCTATACGCAGTTAACATGCCAATCATATAGTTAGTAGATGGGGCGGCGGAGTCACCCATATAAATTGACATTCCCGGAACGAACTCTTTGCCCGTCTCCATCGTGAAGGTATGGCTAGTATCGGCGATGGTCAACGACGTAGTGCTGACAGATGTCGCGCCGAAAACGTCAGCCTTAGAGTTAACTGCCGTCGCTATCAAAGCGAACTCGTCTCGAATGACCTTAGCGACGTTCCAAGAACCAGTGACAGGTTTATTTGTCGGAGTATAGTCACTCATCTGCTTAATCTACCTATAGAATATTGCGTTTGAATAGAATTAATAGCGAACGATTCGTCGATTGCTGATTCGTTCGCTATCACTAAAGAAATGCTCGTGCCGTTACCTGGGGTATCTATTGTGACTTCCTGAGAATACGTAGCGTCCCAAAACAGACTATCCCAATTAGCACTATCCCAATAAGCACCGCCGCCGCCAACTAATTTCGTTGACATATCGCTATAAACAGAATCGCGGTCGCCAAAAGATAAGTCGTAAGTAACGTTTAAATGGGCAGTAGATCCCGCACTGAAGCGCAACTTACAGCGTCGGTAGCTCTTGCGATAAAAGGGGTTCTTAGAATGATGGAACGCCATAACCATGAAACTGTTGATCACATCGCCATCGAAACTTGTTCCGACATCCAGTTCATAAACATATCCGTCGGTACTGGCGCCAAACTTACGCTCAATCCCGTTGATATCGACTACGGAATCCACTGTGTTCATGACTCGTTCGCCGTAATCGAACGGCATAACATCGCCCAATTGAGGGACCGGTCCGCCCGTAGAATTAGGTAGCATCTGAATGTGCAGACCTGTACCGTCATTAAAAAATATCCGATAAAGATTCTTGTTGCGCACGATGCAGCTTGATATCTCCAACCCTGCTTTAGCGTCAATGTATGGTTGAACTGCGTTAGTCAGCAGCCGCATTTGGAACGAACCGAACGCTTGGCTTGCCTCCAATTGAGTTACACCTTTGGTATCAAGGAAGTGAGCAAACCCTATATTCTGCATGGTATACGCGCGACCACCGCTATCAGGTGAATGTGTTACCAAATTGAAGTCTGTCGAATCGTTACCGTACAGAATGTATACTTTCGTATCGGTCAATATAACCAGTACGCCCGCCGTTGCCGTACCAACCTGCGATTTCAATCCGGTGATCGTTTCGCCTGTAGCGATCTGTGCAGTACCAGTGAGAGGTGTAAAGGAATAAGGATCTCCGATCCCCGATACGATCACTTCGCTTTCTATCGCAAGCATTAAATGTTTCTTGTGGCCGACCACAAATTTAGGGTTATCGTCGCCAACTCCGGTACGAATTGGCACCCATCGGGTGCCATCAAACTCGCCGGCATAGTTAACGCCGTCAGCACAATACATTCTGTGCGAATTAGCGCTACCGTAGAAATTCACTATATCAAATTCAAACTTGCCGCCAGGTTGCAGACTGATCGCAGTATCGGCGGTCGAAGCCTGAACGTATGCGTCGCTAGATACTTGCAGCCCCTCGCCGCTCTGGAACACTCCGGTAACGCTGTCGAACACTAACGTACCTACTGGTGCCACAGACCACGTGCCGGTACGCAACAACGATCTCTTAACGACCCCAGTTGCACCGGATATGTTACCGGTAACAGTAACTCCCTCAGCGACCTCAAGTCCAGCAGCCGTACAGGTGTGAGTACCTGATTGGCTGCCGGACGTTGTAATTGACGCACCACCAACGGTTGCTGCTACTTGAAAACTGTTCGCTCCCGCACTTACTACATAATAAGTAGTACCGGCAGTAATGCCTGTAGGCAGTGCTCCGGTTGTTGTGAATATAATCGGATGACCATTAGCCAATCCGTGAGCCGTCCAACTAACAACCCCAGGCGCAGCTATCGTCATGGTCACAGTGGCGGCGCGTTGAACAAACTGAATCTCTCTACCAAAAGTGACTTGCGTCCAACCTGAAGCGCTGGCGATGTACATCAGACATGCCGTGCCTGCGTCGTTATCCCTGAAGGCGTACAGATTACCATTATAATATTTGACGCCTCGAACGTACCCCGATCCTGGCACGTCACCTATGTCCGCGCGATATAACGCAGCCGCCGCATTCTTGTATGTGGCATGTATCTGCTTACTTGATGCGCCATAAATGGTCACGTCAGTAATCGCGCCGTAAACTACAGCACTGACAGTGAAGTTTTCGTCAACGAACGTACCGACAAGCTTAGTGATTACGAATCGAGTAGCGCTTTCTATCGCAGCGACATATCCCGTTGCACCGCTCGTAGCGCCCGTAACTTGCTGACCGACAAGTAACGGCCCCGTAATCGTACCGTCCACAGTGTAATAAACAGCGTCGGACGGTCGCGGTCTACCGTCATATCGTTCGATACCCGCCATCCTGCGATACCCTCCGTTAATGTCAGGCTCAAAGTTTATTGCCGATATAACTTTGCCAGGAGGTAAATTGATCGGCGGCGTTACTTGGTCAAGCCCACCCTTTAGTGCGAACAGTTCGGGAATAACCTTGCGCAATTCCATTATAGAAACCCTCGACTCACCGTAATAGCCGGCAGTTGGTTATGCTCCAATCCCGCTTTCAATCGCTTGTATTCTTTCGTACCACGAGCCAGCATCTCAGGCGCATTTTCATACCACCCACCAGCTATTAAAGCGCCCCACACGATCATCATGTGAAATCTCTCCGGCATTTCGGGCGTATCAGTATCAGCCGACAGTGTTGAAGGTGTCGTTTGATACTGCCCTGATATCACGTAGCTCGTGTCATCGGGCGGTAGAGCCATGATAATGGATTGCGATGGGGATATCGTGAATCTCGACGGCTGCGAATAGCTTGTGCGCAGCGAACCAAGCAAGAATTGATCTCTGAAATACCGGTACTCAAGATATTCCAAATACGTTTCGTTGCCGATCGAAGTCTTATAGATACGGAAAGTGTCTTTATCCCATGATCCAAAATTACTCAATGAGAGCGGCGCTGAGGCATAGGGATATTCAGCTTGTTGCGCAACGGTAGAAAACGAGAAGTCATCTCGCATCCAATTCCAAGCCCCATCGTGCTCGTTCTGGATATCTTGCCATGCTTGGTTTACCCAAGTAGCGAATCGCAACAGTTCGCCCGTAGCCCCTTGCACGGTGGTATTTGAGACAGAAGATCCCGTTACTCCAGACTCCATAACGGCACGATTGACAAGCTGAAGTAAGTTCATAATTAGAACGGTGTCGATAATTTATGTTGCATCCAACGGCGACCTACATCCCCGGCAGGATCTTCAAATACCTGCACAGTTACGTTATGAACGGGGATTTGTTCAATTTTTGTCTGGTCGATACCGTTAGCGTCTTTGAACTGAATCGTCTCAGTGCGGAACGAGGTTTTAATCAGGGCATCCACGAATTTGCGCGCAACTTTATATACCTCGCCGCGTTTAAATAATTTAGGGACACCATTAACGCCGCAGGATACGGGGTCAGGTGCATTACGATCTTCAGACTTAGCAACCTGAATTGTCAGCATATCCTCCATGAAGGCTAGGTCTTTCGCATATTCAAGTACATGGGGGGAATTTAAATCAGCGTCAGTAACGACGGCCATATCAGGCCGTTCGATCTCATCTAGCGTAGACGACAAGTCGATCTCGAAATTGCCCGGACCTTCAAAATCGCTACTGCTGTGACTTGGTAATTTTTTAGACATTCTTTATTCTCCAAATGAAAAGAGGGCCGAAGCCCTCTCTAGGTTGATTAAGATACCTGCGGTCTTGGTGGCAACGTTGTGACATCCACAAATGTATGCAGCACATTTGAAGGAGGGCCAGCTAAGTTGCTTGTACCGAACGTCCAGGTAGATCCCGAGGCGCCGACCTTAGTCAGAATATACCCAATAGGGCAGAAATCCTCAGGTAATGCCGGGAACTGCGGTGGCGTTTGAAAGTTAGCATTCGCCCCGCTCGCTTCGCTGGTTAGATCAACCAAAGCTCCTTGAGCGCACTTCAGATCACCGTTCGCGTTATAGCCGACCACGAATACGCAGCCCTTGCTCGCCGTGACCGGTACGAACGCCGCACCGGTAGTAATGTCAGTCGTAGGGGTAGCGGCATTGCTCAACGCTGCGTGAGAATACGCTTTACCTTCGATACTGAACGCCAGCGTACCTGTGCTGCTTAATGTGGTCGTTGTACCTGCGGCAATTGTCGCTTTACCCAAGCACATAGTCAAACCTCTGGCTACTAATGATTCCATTGTAAATACTCCTTAAAGTTAGTCTACGACGGCTGTCGGGAACGACATGCCAACGGTAGGGATATATTGAGCGTTTGGCACAACAGTGGCATCGTCAAGAGCCGTCGTACCTCCCACGAAATTACCCGTACCTGTAGGGTTGATCTTGATGAATCCTAGAATCGCATGCTCGGGGTTAATGTTAGGCCATTTGACCGCCGATTCTGTTGCTGCTTCAGTTCCCATAGTCAGCGCTTTGGTGCCGGCAGAATTAACCGTGTAAACGAATACATTAAACTTCGCATTCGTTACCGTACCGGAGAACGCCGGGAGATCGGTTGACGCGGCGATCTGCCCGCTGTGACCCTTGACCATGTAATGAGTGATTGTAGTACCGGTCTTAGCTAACGTCGAACCGCCCGCTTTGATAACCATCGCGGGAGCGGCTAGACATAACGTCCGATATCGCTCAGTCATCGGCTTGAGCATCAGATACAGCGCGTAACTAATCGCTGGATCAACAATGCTCTTAAGCCGTTGCATAATAGGTGTTCGCATCATGATGTTTCTCCTATTAGTCAGTCAATGCGCGGGTAGCTACTTCATAAACAGCCATTTGAAGGTTATTTAAAATAACCGCATGGTAGTAGAACTTGCTACCGACATAGCCACGTTGGCCCAACGGATCGTTCTTATCTTTGTCTTTTGGTGACATCGATGTAACTTCCATTGAATCTTTGTTGACGCCGATATGACCCCAAGCGTCTTCAGAACCGACAATAACTTGGTACACATCAGCGTAAGTACCGGTCAACGACTGCAATGCCGGAACCGCACCGGCTACAGCAGCACCAGAGTCTTGTATAGCTACAAGCTCAGGCGATGCGATAAAACGGAACTCTTCGCACTTACCTACCTCATTGTCAACCGCATAACTATCGCCAGCACCATACGCTTCTACCGGAATAAAGCCAGGTAACTCACGTAAGTCCGGCATTAAGTCGGTAGATACCCACACTGGGAAGCAACGTCCGACAGGAGCAGTACCATACAAACCAGCTTTACCGCGCTTCATCATACGACTAATTGTGGTAGCGTGATTAGCATTCAGTGATTTGGCAATCTTACGAAGGCCGGTCAAGCTAATGGTGCCGTTAACTGTCGCTCGGCTTGTTCCTGTACCACCATAGAATCGGTTGGTACAAGCTTTCAGCACACCGAACAGCGCCATTTCCATCACCAGACCCAGACGTTCGCCGACAAGCTTGACCATCTCGTTAGGATAATCATCCTCGCCTAAGTCAAACATTTTATCGGTGTAACCGTACAACACTGCGTATTGCACAACGGTCGCTGAGATATCTTGCACCGATACGGTTTCAGCGGTCGGAGTTACGCCCTCAGATGCCAGGTGCGTCGCAACATACGCTTGAGTACGATCGACAGCGGTCAGATCTTGGAAGAATCTGTTAGGCTGCGTAGTAGTACCGCCCTTCGGCAATACACGACGGTATTTAACAGTCTCACCTTGATTACGCTGGAAATCATCGTTGATACCGACAGTACCCAATGAAATCACCGGGTACGCGCGCTTCAGCATTTTACCGAGGATAATACCTCGCCGCATCGCTGGAGAATTTAACGTTTGAATCGTCATTTTAGAAACTCCTTATTAGTTAATCTGCCATAGCCGCACGGAATGCAGCCTCTTCTATTTCCTTATCAGTCATCGCCCTACCTTGCTGCATAGTACCTTTCGGTAAAATGGCAGCTTCGAGCACGGCCGTTTTATTCTCTACAACAGGGGCGACAAGCGACTTTTTATACTCAGTCAGAATGTCACTAAGTTCGTCAGGGTCTTTTGATGCAAGCACCGCCTCATATTTGTCTTTAGGTTGGTTAGCCAGCCAGTTGCCAAATTTAGAATCAGGGAATCTCACGATGCCATCTTCAACTTGGTATAAAGCGATCTCGCGGAAGTCGGGGTGAACCCTCGCCAAACGCTTACGAGAAGCCTCAATTGCTTCAGCCTCACGCTCCTCACGTTCTTTAGCGAGTCTCGCCTCAACTACCGATTCCACATCTACCCGCCCTGCTAAATCTTTCGCAAGAAGTTCGGCAATGTCGGGATACTCTTGCTTCAACGAATCCAAGGTAATTCCTGCCGGAGCACTTGCGTCGGTCGGAGCCGCTTTAAGTACTTCAATGGCTTTATTCAACTCAGCGAGTTTCGCCCCATAAGTTCCGTTCGTTGTGTCAAGCGCTTTCTGCAATTTCGGAATTAAAGCCAAATGCTCCTTAAGTTCCTCCTTAGTAAAGCCCTCAATCACCTCAACACGCTCAGGTTTCTCAGGTGCGACAGGTTCTTCCTCTACCGGCGCTTCAGGGGGAGGGGTTTCCTCAACCTGCTTCACGTCCTCGATCACCTCGTCACTCATTGCTGCTTGAAACGCCTCTTCAAACTCTTGCTTTTCTGCTTCCATTTCGCGGCCTCCCGGTCACTGTTTTACAAAAAGAAAAACCCGCACTAGGCGGGTTTCTCGGTGTCACTTTACGCTACTCTTTCCAATCAGGATCGAGTCGCAAAAATTCTTTATAAACTGATATCTTCCCTCGTAGCGAAGCGGTATCAATGTCGCTCTTATGCGCATCGTTAAGCTTACGCAAAGTGGTTAACTTGCCTTCACACTCCTTACGCAACGCTTGCCACAGTGGGCTACGGATCTGTTCGTCGGTTAGTTTCATTCTTATTCGCAAGTAATTGTGCCATCAGCGTGTGTAACTTTGCCGTTCTCAACCAGAACTACTCCTTTAGTGGTTGTATACGATTTTTTCGTAACAGTAAAACCGACCCTTTCAATCGTCGAACCGAGCACGATATACTCGACACCTCCGATAATTTTACGTTTCGCTCTCATTGTGTAAAACTCCTACCTGGTTCGGCTAACCCTGGCGGTTCGACTGGAGGTTTAGGTAACGCACTAGCCGGGGCGCTCATGGCTGCCAGTTCTTTTGTGGAATTGATCTTCATCGCATCTCGCGCCAATTGAACTTTCGCATCGTTCAAATTAATCTTCTCGCGGTTTGCGTATTCGAGTAACGCTAACTCGCGTCTTAGTTCCAATTCGTGGGCTTTGACATCAAGCGTAGCCTGAGTCCTAGCAGCGACGCCTTGCTCAAATACCGCATCACGATCGATATCGGTTTTAATTTCAAGTTGCTTAAGTTGCGCATTCTGTGCGGCAATTTCTTTATCTGTTTCAGATTTGATTTGAGCAACCTGAATACGTGGATCGGGAGCAGGTTGAACCTCATGCATTTTCTGCTTCTCATCCTCATCAAGATCAAACTTGTTCGGGTCGAAATGCAACGCCCTAAGCAGTTCTTGTGCAGCTTTACGCGGAGACATTTCAAACGACGGATTCATTGCCATTTGGATGATTGCCGGCAATTGCATCGCTTGCATTTCAAGCTCAGCCAATTGTGATGAGCCTGAGGCTTCAATCATCAAATCGCCCTTCTCTTCGTCCTCGCCGTACATCAATAACCAACCGTAGTACCTTGGGATATGCCGCTCAGTCACGTTCTCGTCGTAGATCCTAGCGACACGTCGCAATACCGCCGACGCGCTGCGGAGCATCATTTGCATACCGCCGACAGTATCAGGAGCCGACCCTTGTTGTCCTTGCATCAAGAAAGTTATGCCGGTCGAATCTTCCATCATCTTCATGGCCAGCTCTAGCAAAGCTTGAAGTTCGGCTTGCATCGCAGGGATAACAATCGTCTGAATCGCTTGGTTAATATTGGTAATACCGGAATCCTCTTTGATATCCCACACTTTACCCTTGCGCAACGTCCAGTCGCCGTCCGCCGGATCAATTGCGCTGCGCAATATCGCAATCATTGGAATCGAAGCGAGACCCATGTTTTCCATTAATGTACGAAACGAAGCGAGTACAGTTTTCTGAGCAACACGACCTTCGCGGGCTACACCGATACCGAACGGCTTGCCCGGTACGCGCTTCCATATCATGACGTCGAACGGGTAGCCGTAGTGATCTAATGGGTTCTTGACCCCTTTGATCACTGTTTTGTTTACCAATACTATGATGGCGTTGACATAAGTCTGATCATCCTCGTCATCGCCGCAACCATCTGCATACTTGGAATCAAGCTCCTTAAGCTCATGCGATTTAATAGTGCCGTAGTAATACCAGACCTCGAAGCGATCATCACCTTCCGTTCGTTTGCCTTGCTCGTTACGCATACCGGGACCTTCCTCGAGTACCCTACGTATCGCATCTTCTTCGTAACCAGGCACGCCAATCAAGCCGGACAGTTGCCTAGCGGTCAGATAAGACCGCTCAAATACATAGTCGCCGTCCTGTATATCCTCACCACAATTCATATCGGGGAAGAAATCCCAGTGGCTAATATATTTAGACTTAGGTACGATCGTTTCTTCAACGACAAGGGTTGAATCTTTAACTATCTTAGTAGTCTGCTTATCAGGAAACGGCCCCTTCAATACACCAGTCCCGACCATCGCAGCACCGTCAATAACCTTACGGCATTCTCTCTTATAGCCACATTGAATCAACCAATCCTCTAACCTACGCTTAGCCTTACCGACCGTCTCGCCTACTCGCTTGTTACGATCTTTAATAACGTCACCAAGCACGAACGGCTGGCCGGTCTTGGGGTCGACAATCTGCTTATCGCTATCCTCGTTTTCCTCAAATTCAGGTATCGGGGTTGCTTTAATATTAAAATTCCAAGCTGTCGCCGGAAGTAATATGTCGCCAGCGCGAGCACTCGCGGCGTCAACGAACGGTCGAGTAATATTAAGGAACTCTACGCACTGGCTATCCGATACGCTAACTTTGTTCTGAGTAAGACCACCGGTATCGGAACGCGGCTTGATGTATTGATTAGTATTGCGATTAAGATCATCAATACCTTCGTAATACTCTTCATCCTCTTTCCATTGCCGCTCGAACCCCGACTCACGCCTTGCTGTGACGGCTTCATCACGAAGCTTTGCGATAACTCCACCAAGAGCGTCAAGTTTCTTTTCGCGCTCGGTCGCTAGTTGCTCGCGCAACTCTTCGAGTACTTCAGGCGTTATGTCTAACATTAGTAGATGGCCGGCATAGTCTGCACATCAAACCAGCAATCCGCTGATCCGATCGTTTTGGTAGGTGCTGTGGAACTATTACATACGACGATTCCAGTATCGAACGTTCTAGGGTTAGCCCCAAAATCAATCGCAAACTTGCTTGACGCAGCAACCTCGAACACGACTTTAGGAACTGACGCATCGGCGGGCAGACTCGCTGCATCGTGAATCTGTATGAATTGCGAAGAGGTCTTTGAGTTGTATCCGCTCAGACCGCATAAACGAGTTTTAGGCGTTGACGAAACTACCAGACTCGCAGCGTAGGCCGTCGTCGTTGTATTCTTTACTTGTGGCATATCACATCCCCATTCCAGCTACCGCCGGTTGTCGTGGTTTAATTGGAACCCTACGAACGGATTCATCCTCATTTGTCATTTGCTCAGCTACCAATGCCAGATATCTAAAATCATCAGCACCGTGCGAATACTGGTCATGAAGCGGAGAACCTGGCTCACCGTTACGGCTTATAATCCGCTTGTAAC